AACTGATGGCACAGGTGTAAGCATTACTGAGGGTGCAGGGACTATTACTGTTGGACTGGCTTCAGGCTATGGCGACACTCTTAATCCATACGCATCCAAGACTGCAAACTATGTCTTAGCATCTCCTAATGGTAGTGCTGGAGTGCCTACATTCAGGGCATTGGTTGCGGCTGATGTTCCTACATTGAATCAGAACACAACAGGGACTGCGGCATCAACACCTAAACTTCTTACTACCAACTTTACAATTGAAGAATCTGGCGGTAAATTGCTGTTTAAGTATGGAGCAACAACAATTGCTTCTATGTCTTCAACTGGAATCATCACTTCTGCAACAAACATTGTCTCTAACGGTACACCGTAAAGGAAAATCATGGCACAAATTACACTTAATTCATCTGGAGTAGCTAGTAACGGCACTTTAGCTTTACAAACCAATGGAACGACCCCTGCCCTCACGATTGATGCAAGTCAGAATGTGGGTATTGGTACTGCTAGCCCTACTAGCTTGTTGACCGTAAATGGAGATTCTAATATCGGCAACGTGGTGTTTAAGCAAAATGTATCGGCTTACACAACTGGTCTAAATAGTCCTGTTATTGGTAGAGCGTCTGGATTCACTGGTGTTTATGTAAGTGGTTCTCTGCTTTTACAGGCACGCTCAGACGCAGCCGCCGACATTGCGCTTATTACAGGCACTACTCCAGCCGAGTGTATGCGTATCACGTCCGATGGCTATCTTCGCATGGCCTCAGGTTCTGGCGGTATCCAGTTCGGTGGTGACACCGCCGCAGTAAATGCGCTGGATGATTATGAAGAAGGGACTTGGACACCGACTTATGTTCCTACTACTGGCGCTTTTACATCAGTTACTTATGATGCACAAACATCTGGTCGGTATACAAAAATTGGTAATGTAGTTTACCTTCAAGGAACGGTTAGAACAGATGCAATTACAGTAGGAACTGCGGCGGGGGATGTTAAAGTTGGTGGTCTCCCGTTTACATCTATAAGTTCAGCACCAAACGCATCAGTAAGCGTTGGTTATTCTGCGGCATTTGGTGGTGACGAACCAAATGGAGGCTCTACAATTTCAAATACATCAACAATAGGTTTGTATTACAAAGCAACTTCAAATGGTGATTCTGTGGATCTAGATGTTACAGATCTTGCAACTGGCGCAAACACAAATTATGTAATTTTTCAAGTTTTTTACACTGTTTAATTATCTGCCTCGGACGATGCAGACGGACTTTTAACTGAAAGGAAATCAAAATGGCTCTCGAAAAACAAACCGTCGTTGACAAGATTGAAGTTATTGAAAACGGATGCGTGCAGGTTCGTACGGCAACACGCATTGTGGAGGATGGCAACGTCATCTCCTCAAGCTACCATCGTCATGTGGTAGCGCCTGGGCAAGATTACAGCCAAGAAGATGATCGAGTTCAGGTCATCTGCGCCGCCACCCACACCTCCGAAGTTGTTGCTGCTTATCAAGCCGCAACATCACAGGTGTAAACCATGACTACCATAAACTGGGAAATCGTATCCATTGACTGTCAAACCTTTGATGGATTTGTAACCAGTGCCAACTGGCAAACCACAGGAGTGCCGTGGTGACCCCAGAACTTCAACGCTATTATGAGGAACGGTTCTCCATGATGGGTATGGAGGGATGGAAAGACTTATCTATTGACATTGACAATATGATAGAGTCCCTCAATAATATAAGCGTTATTCCTGATGAAAAGACCTTGATGTTTCGCAAAGGTGAACTTTCCATCTTGACTTGGCTGAAAACCTTGAAAGAGGTCAGCGAACGAGCCTACGAGGAATTGAATGAAAAGAATGTATGAATTTGTCTGTGAAAACGGACACAAGATTGAACGGTATTGCGTTTATGAGACTCAATCTGTTCAGTGTGAGTGCGGTGGTTCAGCCAGTCGCATCATGAGCGCACCTAGCGTTAAATTGGAAGGGTGGTCAGGTCATTTCCCAACTGCACATATGCAGTTTGACCATAAACACCGTGAAAAGTTAGCGGCAGAGCGCAAAACCACTACATAAGCATTTTGCCGTAGTGTCTCCTAGAACCCAAAAGTGGCAGGAAAAAGGAAAAAACAATGTTGATTGATAACCCAGACGAGTTGCACAGTGAACTAGAAGTCGTTGAAAAGCAGAAACTTCATTCCACCGTTGAGCCAGCTAATGATGACATTCCCGACAAGTATCGGGGTAAAGAACTGTCAGACATTATTAAGATGCACCAAGAAGCTGAAAAGCTGATTGGGAAGCAAGCTCAAGAAGTGGGGGAAGTACGCAAATTAGCGGATGAACTCATTAAGCAGAACCTTGCGGGTAAACCCCAACTTGTTAAAGAGGACGAGCCAGAAGTAGATTTTTTCGAGAATCCACAGGCGGCTGTTCGTAAGACTGTTGATAACCATCCTGATGTTCTTGCGGGTCGCCAAGCGGCTCTAGAGTTCAAAAAGATGCAGATTCAGCAAAAGCTGGCGGCTGAACACCCTGATTTCGGTCAGATTGCTCAGGATGCAGACTTTGTGAATTGGGTGAAATCTTCTCCTGTTCGCATTGGTTTGTACGCCAAAGCTGATGGTGAATATGACTATGACAGTGCTAACGAACTGCTGAGTACCTACAAGCAATTGAAGGGTGTTAAGGCTAAACAGACTAGCGATGCAGGGGAAGCCCAACGCAAGACTAATCTTAAAGCCGCATCTGTAGATGTAGGGGGTACTGGTGAATCTGGAAAACGAGTCTATCGAAGGGTTGACCTTATTCGGCTGAAGATGCAAGACCCTAATCGGTACGATGCTTTGAGTGATGAAATCATGACAGCATATGCTGAAGGACGGGTCAAATAACTTAACTTTTGATTTTTTGGAGATACAAACATGGCAACATCATTTTCCCCCACCAATTCGGTGACTACCACAACCGCAGATAAATTCATCCCAGATATTTGGTCAGATGAGATTGTTGCGTCCTACAAGAAAAACTTGGTTCTTGCTAACCTTGTTATGAAGATGAACTTCAAGGGCAAGAAAGGTGACACCGTTCACATTCCTGCACCTACTCGTGGTTCTGCTGCTGCTAAAGTAGCTGAATCCGCAGTTACTTTGATTGCGGCTACTGAGTCTGAAGTCACCGTGTCTATCAACAAGCACTATGAGTACAGCCGCTTGATTGAGGACATCGTTGAAGCCCAAGCCCTGAACTCCATGCGTCAGTTCTACACTTCTGATGCTGGTTACGCCCTCTCTCGTCAAGTTGATACCGACTTGATTCAGTTGGGTCGTACTGCTAACGGTGGTTCTAATGGCGCACGTTACGGCACTGCCTTCATCGGCGGTGACGGTACAACCACCTTTGACTACACAGCTAACACCAACACTGGTAACGCCTCTGCTCTGACTGATTCGGCTATTCGCCGCACCATTCAGCGTTTGGATGATAACGATACTCCTATGGACAATCGTTTCTTCCTGATTCCTCCATCAAGCCGCAACACCCTTATGGGTCTGGCTCGTTACACCGAACAAGCATTTATCGGTAATGGCGATGCTATCCGCAATGGTGAAATTGGTAACCTGTATGGTATCCCTGTGTTCACTTCCAGCAATGCTGATTCTGCATCTGCAACCGAAGCCTTCCCAACTTCTGGTACTGCTATTGCTCGTGTCTGCTTGATGGGTCACAAGGACTCTATGGTTCTGGTTGAGCAAGTTGGTGTGCGTTCACAAGTTCAGTACAAACAAGAGTACTTGGCGACTCTGTTCACTTCTGACACTTTGTACGGTGTTGCCGCTTTGCGTAATGCCGCTTCTGTGGGTGCAGCCAAGTCTTCATCCATGTTCGCTTTGGTTGTTCCTAGCTAATTGCAGTTGCGCCCCCTGCCCTAGTGGTGGGGGGACTTTTTTAACTTAATTAGGAGAAATCAAAATGGCAGCAGCAACAGCAGTAGTTTCCCGCCGTGGAAACGATCAATTTCGTGGCCTGTTTACAGACACTTGGGATGTAGCTTGTACTTTGGATACGGCATTAATTGCCACCACTGCTACAACTACAGACACAGTAACTGTTCCAGGAGTCGCTTTGGGCGACATGGTTATTGGTATGTCAGTGGGTGTAAGTGAAGCTGGATTGGTTCGTAGAGCCTATGTTTCAGCCGCTAACACTGTGACTATCGTTAGCTACAACCCAACAGCAGGTGACGTTAATCTGGCTTCAACTACATTGCAACTTATCATTGGTCGTGCTGTAGTTTAATGATGGGGGGACTTGTTCCCCCTTTCTCATTTAAGGGGTTTTATGGCTACTTTTCGTTGTCTTCAGTCTGGTAACACCGTGACTTTCACATTGCAACATGACATTGACTCTATGAAGGGTCATCAGGGTTATATGAGGATAGATGAGCCAGAAGTAACCATAGAATCTGATGATTCTGTTCGTACAGATACCGCCTTTCGTGCGCCTGTCATCCCCACAATTAAACGTATGGGTAGACCCCGAAAGGTTGTAAATGTCTGATATTGATGCCAGAGATTTTGGCAAATTAGAAGCTCAAGTTGAGGCTCTCCAGAAGGAGATGCACTTGTTGAGTGCTGATGTCAAATCCCTGTTGGAACTTGCCAACAAGGGTAAAGGTGGTTTTTGGATGGGTATGACTATCGCTTCTTTCATGGGCGGTATCGTTACCTTTATTGTTGATCGTATCTGGAAATAAGGAGAACGCTATGCCTATGGTCGGAAAAAAGAAGTTTCCCTACTCTGAAAAAGGCGAGAAAGAAGCCAAAGAGTACGGCAAGAAAAAGGGTGTCCCTGTGACTGTCATGATTGCTGTTGGTAAGCCAAAAATGGGTTTGCCTATGCGTGGTGGTCGTACTGCTACCAACATGATGAAGAAATCTTCAAGAGGTAAATAATGTCATCTTTAACTACTCCTGTCACCTTGTTGAGTGCTGTTGTCGCAACAGGTGCTTCTAAAGCAGTTCAGGCTGACGCTGGTCAACCAGCATTCTTGCAAGTTAGTGGCATTACTTCTGCCACTGTTGCTTTGCAAGGTAGCCTTGACGGTACAAATTGGTCAACCATTGGAACTGCTCTAACTGCTGATGGACTCGTTACAGTTGCCAATGCTCCCAAGTATTTGAGAGCAAACTGCACAGTTTATGTAACTGGCACGATTACCGCCAAAATCATGTACTAAGGAGAAACCCTATGAAGATGACTAAATCTCAGAAGAAGGTCAAGAAGGTCATGGGCGAGTACAAGGAAGGCACTTTGCATTCTGGTAAGAATGGCAAGGTTGTCAAGTCCAAAGACCAAGCAATTGCAATTGCGTTGTCAGTTGCGGGAAAGGCTAAAAAGAAATGAAACAAGGACTATATTCTGCGATTAACGCCAAACAAGCTCGTATCAAGGCTGGTTCTGGTGAAAAGATGAACAAGGTAGGTTCTAAAGCCGCACCTACTGCCGCCGACTTCAAACAAGCGGCAAAGACTGCAAAAAAGCCTAAAAAGGCAAAGTAAGTTTGTGTAAGTTCAACTGGAGATAGACATGGCACTTTTCAAAAAAATGGCTCGTGGTGGCGCAATTGCCTCAAGTAAAAAAATGGCTCCTGCTGTTGGTGGTGTTGTCGCCGCTAAAACTGCACAACCTATGGCTGCTCAAGCCGCAAAAATGCCTGATCAAGCGCCTTTGAGCAATCTGCGGTCTTCTGTAAAGTCAGTCGCCACCAACGTGAAAACTGCTGTTGCCAAACAACCAGAATCCAAAAAAGTTGCTGTTGGCGCTGCATTGCAAAAGAAACCTGTGGGCAGAGTGGTTACTGGATTGGTGGGTAAATTTATAAAACGCCGTTAATTATGAAATCCCCCACTTGGCAAACAAAAGCTGGTCAAAATCCTCGTGGCGGCTTGAATGCCAAGGGGAGAGCCTCTTATAATGCAGAAACTGGTGGCAACCTGAAAGCACCAGTGAAATCAGGGGATAATCCCCGCAGAGCAAGTTTCTTAGCTCGTATGAGTGGCAATGATGGCCCTGAGTACGACAAGAAAGGTGAACCAACAAGACTGCTTCTTTCGCTGAAGGCTTGGGGTGCTAACTCCAAAGCTGACGCAAAGGCAAAAGCTCAAGCTATATCCGCAAGGAACAAAGCAAAGGCTAAAAGCAGATGACATACTTAGAACTTGTAAACGATGTCTTAATTCGGTTGCGTGAACCAACTGTAGCAACTGTTACTGCGACACCTTATTCCACTTTGATTGGCAAGTTTGTCAATGATGCAAAGCGTCAAATTGAAGATGCTTTTGCGTGGAATGTCTTGGGTACGACAATCACAGTAACCACTTCTAATGGCACATACTCTTATGCCTTGACTGGTTCTGGTCAAAAATTCCAAGTTCTTGATGTACTGAACACCACTAGCAATCTTGGAATGCGAAACATTGACTTTGTGTCAATGAACCGCAAACAGAATTTCTCAACTCCTGTCAGTGGCATTCCAGCAGAGTACGCCTTTGATGGTGTGAATGGTAGCTATGACACCAAGGTAACGCTTTATCCTCGTCCTGATGGCGTGTATACCATCCCATTTAGCCTGACAGTGCCACAAGCCACCTTGTCATTAGATCAAACTGTTGTGCTTGTCCCTGATGTTTTGGTTGTCCAAAACGCCTATTCTCGTGCTTTGGTTGAGCGTGGTGAAGATGGTGGTTTGAGTTCCTCTGAAGCCTTCTTGCTGTACAAGTCGATGTTGTCTGACTACATTGCCTTGGAAGGCACTCGTTACCCCGAAAATCAGGAGTTTGTGGCTATATGAGCAAGCCACTCATGATCTATGGCATTTCAGCCCCAGGCTTTTTCGGGCTGAATACACAAGACTCTCCGCTTGATTTAGCATCTGGTTTTGCGTCTATTGCCACTAATTGCGTTATCGACCAGTATGGTCGTGTTGGATCACGCAAGGGTTGGTCAAGGGTTAACTCGTCTTCAGGCAATCTTGGTGCTAACAATGTTGGTGTTATCCATGAGTTAGTCCAAGTTGACGGTACTTTGACTGTCTTGTTCGCTGGCAACAATAAGTTGTTTAAGTTGGATGGAAGCAATGCTGTTGTTGAGTTGACCTATGGTGGTGGAGGTACTGCTCCTACTATTACTGCTAGTAACTGGCAGTGTGCTTCTCTGAATGGCATCACTTACTTCTTTCAGCTTGGTCACACTCCACTGATTTATGACCCCGCTGTAAGTACATCTACATACCGCAGAGTTTCAGAGAAGTCTGGATATGCTGGTACTGTTCCTCTTGGAAACATTGTTGTTTCTGCCTTTGGTCGTTTGTGGGTTGCTGAGACATCCACTGATAACGTAACAATCACATTTTCTGACTTGTTGGCTGGTCATGTGTGGACTGGTGGCACTTCAGGCACGTTAGATGTATCTAGAGTCTGGCCTAATGGTGCAGACCAGATCATGGGCTTGGCTGCTCATAACAATTACTTCTTTGTGTTTGGTAAGCGTCAAATCTTGGTTTATCAAGGTGCAACAACACCATCCACCATGTCATTGAGCGACACAATTGCAGAGATTGGTTGCTTGTCTAGAGACTCTATTGCTACGACTGGTACTGACATCATCTTCTTGTCAAACAGTGGTGTGCGTAGTCTGTTGCGTACTATTCAAGAGAAGTCTGCACCTTTGCGAGACTTGTCTAAGAATGTGCGTAATGACTTGATGACCAATGTTAGTTCTGAAGTCTTGGCAAACATCAAAGCCTGTTACTCAGAATCTAACGGTTTCTATCTGTTGAATCTGCCTATTACCAAAATGACGTATGTGTTTGACTCCAAAGCACAACTTCAAGATGGTTCAGCTAGGGTAACGACTTGGGATTCTATTGAGCCTACTAGTCTGTACTCTAGACGCAATGGTGACTTGCTGATTGGCAAGAATGGTTATGTTGGTAAGTATGGTACTTATCTTGACCATGCTACTACCTATCGTATGCAGTACTTCACCAACTACTCTAATCTGAATGAGACAGAGGTTACTTCTGTTGTCAAACGCATTTCAGTAGTTGTCATTGGTGGCTCTAATCAAGGCTTCATCATCAAGTGGGGTTACGACTTCTCTGGTCAGTACTATTCGGCAACACTAAATATTCCAGTGACTACTGTTGCTGAATATGGACGGGCTGAGTATGGTGCTAATGGTGTTCCTGTTGCTTATTATTCTTCTGGTATCCAGTTGAGTACATTGACTGCACCAGCATCAGGGTTTGGTAATGTTGTGCAGACTGGATATGAAGTGCAGATCAATGGTTCGCCAATCAGCATTCAAAAGATTGAGATTCAAGCCAAAGATGGCAAAACGGTTTAAGGAGATACAGTGAGTAATTACACAAAAACCACGAATTTCGCCGCTAAAGATGCTTTGGCTTCTGGCAATGCGGGTAAGGTTGTCAAGGGTGCTGAGATCGACACTGAATTTACAAACATTCAGACTGCGATTGCAACCAAGGCTGATGGTACTTTTACGAACTTCTCGTTTGTAGAGACATCTAACGTCTTGTACATCTACAACTCATCTACTGCTGTTGCAAAGATTGATGCTAGTGGTAATTTGACTGTGTTGGGCAACGTGGTTGCTAACGGCACTATTTAAGGAGAAGAACAATGGCAACAGCACAACAAGTCGCAGAAACAAAACAAATGGTTCGACAAGCCATGCAAGAGGAGGGCGTTAGCCCTGAAACCTTGATTAGCATTGGCAAGTTGGCTGAACGTGTTTTGCAAGACAAGTCTTTGTATCCACAACTATTGCAAGCCATTATTGATAGCGACTTGGCTGAAGAAGAAGATTTGGAAACAGAGATTGACTATGAACTTATTGGTGTTTTTGCCACTCTTGGCGAGATGGCAAGGCAAATGATTGCCTCTGGCGAATTGGGAGCTTGACATGGCAAATTGGAAAAAATTTAAAAAGTTTCTTAAGAAGGTAGCAAAGCCTGTTGCGGCTATTGCAGCCATTGTTTACCCTCCACTCATTCCTCTGATTGGTTCTTCTCTTGGAGCTACTGGTGCGGCTGCTTCTGTTGTTGGTGCGGCGGCTCTCAGTGGTGGTGCAAGCGCACTTGCTGGTGATAAACCAAAAGATATTCTGAAGAATGCGGTACTTGCAGGTGGAACTGCTGGAATTATTCAAGCTGTGTCTCCAACTGCATTTGATAAAGGATTGTTAAGTGGAGGTGGTGCGACTGCTCCTGCGGCCAGTAGTTCATCAGGAACTGGATTGCTATCTACTGGCGCTAGTTCTGGAACAGGATTGACTCTTGGAAGTGGTGGAGTAACTGGTTTAACTTCTGGTGGCGGCACTCTTGGAATGACTGCTGGCTCTGCTGGTGCATCAACTATTGGCGGCTCTCTTGGTGTTGAGTTGGCTGGAATCAGCACAGGTGTTGGTGCGGCTAATCAACTTGTTAAAGAGATTGGGTCAAAAGGATTGATTGGTGATGTACTGAAAAAAGCATCTGAAATTACAGGTATTGATGAAGGAACTTTAGGAAAACTCGGCTCTGCTGCTGTGCAAACATTGCTTAGTAGTGCTGGCGCAAACAAGATTGCCGACAAAGCAACTGATGCGGCCAAGATACAAGCAGATGCAATAATTGAAGCGGCTGAGATTGCCGCTGATGCCGCTAAATTCCGTCCTGTTGGCGTGACTACTCGATTTGGTACATCTAAATTTACGACTGACGCAGAAGGTAATGTAATTACTGCTGGCTATACACCTAGCGCAGAGATTACAGGCTATCAAGATCGTTTTAAAACCTTGGCTGGTCAAGGATTAACTGACATTGAGGGTGCAAGAACAGCTTATCAGCCTTTGACTGGTGCAGCACAGAGCTTGTTTACCCTTGGTCAAGGTTATCTTGCTAAGTCTCCTGAGCAAGCTGCACAGGACTACATTACTAACCAAAGGGCATTGCTTACTCCTGGCCGAGAAAATACATTGGCTGAGTTGCAGAATAAGTTGTTCCAACAAGGCCGTAGTGGTGCTGCTGTTGCCCAAGGTGGAAACTTGATGGCGACAAGCCCTGAACTTGCCGCTTACTACAATTCCATAGCAACACAAGACTTAACTCTTGCATCACAAGCTGACCAAGAAGCTAGAGATCGTATTACGTTTGGTTCTGGCTTGTTTGACACTGGCGCTAACTTGCAAGGTCGTTACTACACTGGTCAGACAGCGGCTTATGCCCCATTTGCTACCGCTATGGATACATCGGCAGCACTTGAGAGCCTTGCAGAACGACCATTGACTCTTGGCACTTCAATTGGCGAAAGAACAACTGCTGGTACAGCGGCTGGAGGAAGATTCTTGAGTCAAGGAATTACTGATGCTGCGGCTACTATGGCTCCAAGTAATGCGTTTAGCCCAAGCGGTGAAGCCTTATCTACTTTTGGTAAAAGCCCAGAGTTTAGGAGTGCGCTCAACAATGTATTTGGTGTAGCGCCACAAGGCAAGACATACACAGCAGATGAAGTTTTGAGATTGTTCGGAACATAAGGGGTAAGACATGGCAAGCGAAATCATAGGATTGTTCACAAATCCTCAACAGTATTTGGCGGCACAAGATGCCTCTATGCAACAGCAGTTTGCTCGTAACGCTGAAATGGCTCCTTTAAATCGAGCCAGAATGTTGTATCAGCAAGCTGGTTATCAGGCTGGTCAAGGCATCGGTGGTGCTTTGGGTGGTACAGACCCACAGTTAGACTTGATTAGCAAACGTAATGTCTTGCTTAGTCAGTTAAACCCTAATGACCCTGCTTCATACATGAAGGTAGCTCAGGTGGCATCTCAGATTGGCGATCAACAGTTTGCTATGGCTATTGCTCAAGAAGGTCGTAAAGCGCAAAGTGAAATGGCTTTAACTACTCAGCGTACTGCTGAAAAAATGACCAATGAGCAACGTAATGCCTTGGCTTATGCAAGTCAGTTTGGCACTCCTGATAGTCAAGCGTTTAAAGATGCATATAAAGAGCGTTTTGACCAACTTACACTCAAAGCTGGACAGGCAAACAAACCTTTTGAATTTGAAGCAAAAGAAGCAAGATTGCAAGAATTGAAATCTAGCTTGCGTGTTTTAGAAAACCAGCCAGTTCAAAACAAAGAAGCGATACAAAGACTTAAAGATAGTATTCAAGCAATTGAGGGTTCTGAAAAACAAGATATACCAAAAATTGGTGTTTCAGAAGCAACAGGAGAAGCTGTCTTTTATGATAGAAATCAAGACCTACAATTTGTAAAGAGGAAAGACCCTAAAGACCCAACTAAACAAATTCGTGTGCCATTTGAAGGAAGAATTGACCAAACAACTTCCAAAGTTAGTGCGTCTGCATCTTCGCAACAAGAATCTGAATTCTCCAAAGACCTTGGGAAAGCTGATGCTGACAGAGTTAAGAATGCAATGGCTACTAGAGAAAACGCAATTGGAACATTGACTTCATTAAATAGGCTTAATGAGTTGAATCAACAAGATTTGATTAGCGGAACATTTGCTAGTGGTCGTGTTGGTGCAACAAATTTGATTTCAACACTTGGTCTTGCTAGCGGAAAAGATATTGATAGATTGTCTGCTTCTGAAAATTATCAGAAAACTGCTGGCGATGTGATACTTGCCACATTGGGTGGAAAACTAGGCGCTGGTTTTTCTAACGAAGATCGCAAATTTATTCAAAGTCTTGTTCCTCAATTGGAAAACAGTCCACAAGCTCGCAAACAACTTGTTGAGTTCATGGTTAAAAAGAACAATAGCATTGTGGAAGAAACAACAAGGCTTGAAAATTATGCTCGTGATAACAAGTCATTGAAAGGTTATGTTCCAAAAATTCCAGTCATTAATTTAGGTGGTGGTGTAAATAAACCAGTTAGCCAGATGACAAGACAAGAGTTGTTGGACGAAGAAGCTAGATTATTGGGCAACAAGAAACCATAAGGATTAGTCATGGCAACATTAGCTGAAATTCAAGCAGAACTTCAAAAACGTGGAGTAACAACAACAGACGCAAGCGTTTTAGAGCCAGAAGGAACTTCATATGAGGAGTTCAAAAAGTTTGCTGAATCTGCGTTAAAAGGCCCTGCTAAAGGCATTATTGATATTGTTGGTGGTTATGGTACTTTGTATGATTATTTGAAAAAAAGCAACGACCCAAATGCTTTTTCAGGTACAGGCATATCACAAGCAATTAAAAACCTAACTGGTATAAATCTACAGTCCATAGAAGGCTATAGAGGAGCTTATGAGTTTGGTCGTGCTGGCGCTCCTGCGGCTGCTCTGACTGCTGCTGGATTACCCGGATTATTTAGCCGCACTCCTGCTGGTGTTGCTGGTGAGTTTGGTGTTGCTGGTGGAGTAGGATTGCTT